CCTTTAGCTCTTGAAACTCGCTCATTTTTTTGCACCTTTTGAAGAAGTATCATCACCACTGACAAGCCCACACCAGTAGTTATTAATGCTACCAATATTATCAAGATGAAAAGAGACATTGCGCTTCCTTGATTTTATTTTTAGAGTTCTGTCCGTTCCAATGCCAAAAATAACCAACTCAATTGCTGCGATCACTATATAAAAACTGTCTGCGTAAATGTAAAAGCCAGCAGCAAATAGCCAAAGCATATTAATCATTAAGTTTACTAAAAGAGTTATAGCATAAACCAGATAAATCATAGGCCTATCTGATTTAATTCCGCAATATAGTATCGAGATCATGACAAATCCGATTCTTACTGAATCCATCGATGTGTAAAATTCGTCTTTGTACGGGGTGTAGTAGAGGCAAAAAAAGGAAAGGTAGCTTAAAAGCACTATTCCGCATAAAGCAGAAACAGTGCCTTTAGCTTTAAACATAAGCAGCGAGATTATCATCATCACTGCAAATGCTAACCCGTAAAACATTAGCATTAGTTACGGCCTGGGCTCTGGTTCGGAGTTGATCCGAAACCTGCGTTTTTCTCGGCTGGTGTCATTACGCCAGTGTTAGTACCTTTTGATTTGCTTGGCATAACGCCCCCTATTTGGTTGAATTAATTTAAGTTAGGCCGCAAGTGTACCATTTAACTTACTTTGAAACACCTTTGAGCTTTTCAACTGTTCGATAAGCAGCTAGACCCAATAACATACCAACCAATTCCATTAGGCCATCGCCGGTGAATGGGAATTCAAGCATCTTATCAGCGCTCCAGGAGTGTTTAACCCAAATCAACGTGCCAAAGGCATAACGCACAGGGAAGTAAAAGAACAACCCCATTGCTGCAACCCATAGTAAGGCAGGGCGACCACCGGCAACAAACCAATTTCGATGATTAGCGGCTGTTACATTTGCCAAGGCTTGCATTAGCTGAGGCTTTTGTTTTATTTCTTCGAGCTGGTTTTTTAAAATTAAACGTTCTTCATCCGAAGTGAACAAACTATCACCGGCTTTGCCTAATGCTTCAATAGGATTACTGTTTGATGTGAACCAACTTAATATACTCATTCCACTTGCTCCAGTAGCTTAGGGTTTTCGTGAATATTTCCAATTACTTTACCGTTGGTTATTGTTGGTGCACTTATCGATAAAGGGCATGAGTGTGGTTTCATGTTCTTGTATATCGGAGGTTTCATTATTGTAGTATCAATAAAGGACGCCTTTTCGTTATCCCAAGATATTATTTTGAGCTGACCACAATCAAACGAATCATCAACAATATCGCCCTCGTAAATCTCTACGCCGTTTTTGTCGTGTAGGCCGGTGAACTCTTCAAGTATCATTCGGCCTTCTTTACACATGAAATTGCTTGTATCAAGGTGCAGTCCGCGAGGTGTTTTTGGTGTTGCCCCAGGATTTACAATGATCATTACCTTTCCTGCTGATAGGTACTCTTCTCTGTAATTATCCCAAGATCTAAATTTAATCTTTCTCATAGGTCACCCCAACGCGCCCGAACAGCCCTGGTATCAACATGCGTGAAGCTCTTGTAAGAGCCAATGCCGTACTTGTTCGGATACTTAGCGCAAAGGTAAGCGTAAATCAATTGCGGCGCTATCTGGGTATCATTAATGAACAATTTAATATCCGCAGCGCAGCAACGCGGGTGTTGGCTTTCGTCATTACTGCCGGGGCCACCTTCATCAATTGGTAAACGATTGTATTCATAACACCGGGCTGCACTAGCAATAATTAAATTCACTTTTTCAACGCCGTGAATTTGAGCGAAGTAATCACAAGCATCTTGAACAACTTGAATAACAGGTTCGTGATTCTGAATTCTTACCTGGCACTTGCCACAATTACATTCTAATTCGTGGCTACTTATGTTTTTTGTTAGGTTGCCCATAATTTTTCCTATTGTTTTTAGTTTAAATAATATCGATTTCAGACATTACAACGTCTTTATATCTATTAGGGTTTAGCCCGTCCATGTGTAATTGTTGGAGGGCTTTTTGTTCGGCAATGTTGAAGTTATTGGTTTCAACAAAATAAACCGCCGGATCAATTGGGGCTGTTTTCTTTGGGGTGAATGAAACCTTAATAACTTTAATCATGATTTTTACTCTTGTTGTTTTATTGGTTAGCTAAGACGATACATTCTAGTATTGCTCGGGGTCGCGTAGCGGTACAGAAATCCACACGAACAACCTCACCAGCCATAACCCTTTTCGATACTGTATAAGTTTCATGGCAAGCGCTTATTTCATATTTAAACATCAAATCTAATAACAGAGCTTTACCTATCACCCCGCCCTTACCATCCACAACAGCTGATAGCGCTCCGATATTTGTTATAGTGTCAACGCCTGACCAGCCATCAATATCAGCTACTTTTCTGCATAATTCCAAACCTGTTAATTTCATTTAGATTTCTCCCAATAACGTTTTTCGTTTTGCCGTTCCGCGCAACAACATTTGCACCATGAAGACAAACCAAGTCTTAAATTTTTAGCCGGCGAAAAGAATTCTGTATCACTTGGGTTCCATTCCTGGCACTTAGGGCAAAACTTAAATCTCTCACCAGCTTCAAATTTAATAGTTCGGCTGGTTATCTTATTCCCAGAACCTAATTTTTTATCGGTCCATATTGGGGAATAAAAGCCAGCCTTCATAATTAAAATGGCGCTTTAGAAAGGGTATCATCGTCAATACAGGCCCAATAAACTTTCATGCAAGCCTTTGTATCAGCCATTGCAGAATGAGCATGTTCAAAAGATTCACCAAAGAAGTGTTGGTAAGCTTCCTGCAACTTAGGGTTTTTAAATTTACCTCTAGTTTTTGCCGGACATTTAACGATTGGCTTGGACATTATCATTGCACAATGAAAATCATCTTTGATGGCCCATTGCTCAATGACTTCTTCAGCACTATACCGCTTAGTGGCAATACGAATAATTCGTTGATCAAAGGTTTTATTGTAAGCAACTCGATCAGCGTTACCGCGCAATTCTAAAAACTGTTCTAAGGCTTGCTTTTCGGGAATGCCAAGCTTTAAAGCCATTTCATTAGTGATGCCGTGAACGTCGATAGTTTCCTGGGGAATTTCCCAACCATCAGGCTTAATAATAACGTCCATAGTGCTAATTACTTCGCGAGTATCAGCATTACAAAGGATTGCGGCCAACTGGACTAAGTGAGGCTGGTTATTGCTGCCGCTTGGCTCTTTCCATACAGGTAAGCCGGTTGTTTCAGTGTCAAAAAATAAAATAGTTTTCATGTTATATCTCTACTTGGTTAAAGGTGGCGGCTTTCACCGCCTGGTTAAATTAAGCGTAATAAACTTCAATTACTGTTCGTTCTTTTCTTTGAACAATTGCCATATCATCAAGGTTGTGGCTTAAATCCATATCGCTCATGCCGTTATCACCAGTAATTATGTAGTCATTAAACATTATGAATATGCCATCAACCTCATTAACTACGCTTTGAATGCCGTACCAGCGGTGCATATCGATATATGAATCAGTGTGAACTCTGTTACTTTCAGTTAATGTTTCAATAAGGCATTCATCGTCAACACTATAACCATTAACTTTGTTGTACTCGGTCAAAAACTCCCTAACAGTTTTGGTTTCCGCTAGCGTTGGCGCATTCTTAGCCATTGTTTCAGCCATTGAATGTTCAACTTCTTTAGCTGATCCTTCATTGTTAACTGCGTGATTACCAATTACAGGGGTTGATTCGTTAAATTTTCCATCAACAATATCTTCTTGAAACTGATCTCTTTTGTCCTTGGCAATGCGGTGTTCTTCTTTCTGGGCTAGTCCAGCTATTCGATCAGTTTCAGCTTGAGCTTCGGCGCGTTCTGCGGCTTCCTTGTCTGACTTAATCTTTTGCTCAGCACGGGCCTTGGCTTGTTCTTCTTCGCGTATTTTTTTACGCTCTCGCTCAAGCTTAGCCCGGGCTTCACGTTCGGCCTTTTCTTTGGCTTCACGCTCAATTTTTTCCTTTTCTAAACGCTTGCGCTCAGCTTCAGCTTCTTCGTGCTCAGCAATACGGGCCTTGATAAGATTAATTAAATCATCATTACCTTTGAGTAAAAGCATTGCATGATCACTGAATAAGAATTTATGGTCCTTGGCCAGTTCAGACAAGCTATCTAAGTTTTTGCGGATAACCTGAGAAATTTCGTTAGCTTCAATTTTGGCGTTGGCCAATTCAGAACTAACCGCGGCTTCCATATTTTCAAAACTGCGCTTGCCTTTCATTGCCGCTTCAAAGTCTACGACTATTTGAGTAATTTGAACGCCGTTTATACCTTCACTTATCTTGGCTAAATGCTTGTTAAACTCCGATCGAGCATTATTGATAATTGAAAGTTTCTTAGTTGCCTTAGATTCTTTGACTTGCTTTTCACCGTGAGACTGAAGCTTTTGAAGGATAGTGTCAGCCTGTTTAACAAAGCCGTTGAACTCAGCAAGGCTATCAAACTGCTTTTCTATATCAGAGGCTTGAATTTTAAGCGTTGCCCGGCCAGCCTTAACATTTTTGTTGAAAGCTTCTTTGTCGGCGAAGTCTTGATCAGTCTCAAGAATAAGGCTCATTTGCTCGTCAGCTAGTTGTTTTATTACCGGGATATATTCACCCAAGTTTGAAACTACAACCGAACCTTCTACGCGGCATTTAATAACCGGAAAACTTTCTTGTTCCCGGGCAACAGCAACTTCTTGCTTAGCTTTTAACTCAAAGCCTTCCAAGTCGATTTTAAATTGTTTCCAGCCAGCAATTAATTTTTCGCGGCGTTCTGGTATGGATATGTAATACATAACCTCACGCTTAGCCCCAGTACCATCAGATACCATAAATAAAACACGATCGGCACCGAACACAAGAAGCTGCTGCTCGAGCTGCCAATAGTAAGTTGGTTCTAATACTTTATTGCGAACGTTTTCAACAAGAGTTACATTCCAAAGCTTGTGCTCAAAGATTGTTTTGCCATCTTCTGAAAGGCCATCAAGCGAGGCTAAAAGCTTTAAGCCATCAATTTCAATACTGGCAACAGCAGCTTCAAAGCTATCGGCGGTTTCAAACTCTAATAAATCACGCGCCTTTTCTTCAGTTTCATGACCTTGATCAAAACGCTTTTGAAGTTGCGCTGAAATTACTTCTTTGAAGCCTTTCTTATCCTTCATTAACTGAGTGCGGGTTTTGTACTTACTTGTTCCCATCATTGCCGGGCATTCACTTGCTGTGAAGTGTTCAGCTCTGGCCTTGTGCCATGCTTCAGAACCTTGGACGAGGTTTAATATTTTCATTATGCGTTCCCTACTTTGTTAATTTTATTTAATTGATCTTGTGAAAAAGTAATGCCTTGCTTGTTACCATTGGCAATAATCTGATCGGGCGTTTTCTTTTTTGACAAAATTGCCTTTTCCCAGTTTGGGAAGTTCTTATTAAAATCTTTCTCTGGATAACAATCACCTTGCTGTTCACCATGAGCAAAACCACCTTCACCGCCTTCATCATCTTCACCACCAACAACGATGCCAAGCAGTCCGGTTAACGTATAACGGCGCAAATAACTAATGGCTGAAGCCATGGCTTTTAATGGATCTTTGCCACCACTTAAATCAGGGTTTGAATGTAAAGAGCTTGTTTCTGAATGGCCGTCAATATGGGTAACAATACAAGTTACTTTTATTTGCCCAGCGTTTTGTTCTTGTGTGAAACGATAAGATAAGCCGCTTATTTTTAGTGCCGGTCGTATTGCTTGGGCTATATCTTCAAGTCTTGCATAATTATAATTAGTTGTTCCTTTTCCGGAAGTATAATTAACAAGCCCTTTCTTTTCGATAATAGGCAATGCACTTTGAAAAACCGACATTGCATAATTGAATTGTTTCTTGGCTTCGTTGGCTTCGTAGCGTTCTTGAAGATCCATAAACTTTTCAATTTGAACAAGATCAGCACCTTTTTCAATTGACATTTCAATCAATGATAAATACTTACTTTGCTGAACTGCTACCGGTTGAATTGGGCCATCGCTTACAACTAATTCTGATTTAGTCATTATTCATTAACCTCAGTGTTAAGGGTTGAAAGAATATCATCAGGATCATGATATTTGTTTTCAAGGCAAAGCAAATCGTTCTTGCGGCATTGAATGGCGTGAAGCGCTGCCAAGTGATCTTTAATTAATGAAGCTTGTTTCTTGTCGAGCATTTCAATCTCGGCTTCAACTGGGTCTTTAGTTGGCACGTTAAGCGTTACGGTTTGAGTGCCTAAAAGCACATAGCCATTTTCTGACATGTCGAAAGTGGTTACGTCAAAACCTTCACTGTGATTTTTCGCATGAATAAATAATTCAACTTCAAATGTTTCTTTCTTATTGGTTTCCATTTTTATTTCCTTGGTTTCTACTTGAGGACGATTTACTTTGCGCCCGAAGGCGCGGTTATATTAGGTGTATCTTGCGTAGCCGTTTTCTGAGCCATATTTAAATGCGGCCATTAAATTTTCATAACCTTCAAACCAATGATCATCAAGGCCAGCCTTTGCGGCATCAAGAAACTGTTCGAAATCAGAATAAAGCTTCTTACAAACGGTAGAGCAAATATAACCTTCACAATCACTAAAAATTATCAATTCTGAAAATGCACCATTTTCTTGCTCGTAAACATCATGTAGGTAAGGGTGTTTATAAAAATAATATTTATTCAAATAATCTTCATCTCTAAAATCCGGCTTGTCGATGTCGGTCTTTTTATATCCGGCTATTCGCGCTATTTCGTTTCTAAGCACTCCATACCTGCCATATCCCATACGTAAGAAATGTTCTGAATCTTCGCAATCGTAATATCCACGGTCGACCAACTCTCCTGCTTGCTTAGGGAAATCACCATGATAAATCTGATCAAGATCTTCAGCATCATTAACTGTAGGGTTATCTATTAATTTAACGTTCTTGCTTGCGTATATATCTAGTCCCATTTTACTTTCCTCTATTGGATTAATTGTTTTTGATGATTTAAAGCTTATCACAACAAACCCACTTGTAAACATATTTATGATAAAAGTTTTACATTCGTGATTTTACGATGTACTATGTACGAACATTAACTATAAGGTGATAAAAATGAATTTAAGTAAAGAGTTAAAGAAAGCAATGATTGATAGTGGCATGAAGGGCGCTAAACAGCTTTCAGAGGTGGCTGGCATCTCCTACGGCAAGACTATTCGCGCTCTTAATGGGGATAGTAGTTCACGCCTTATTGATATAGCTCAGTTGGCTCACGCGCTCAATTTAGAAATCAAGTTTTCAGTAAAGGGTGAGTAAATGCCAACCAACAGAAAGTCTTTCATCATTCACAAGGATAGCTTGACGGTCCTGGATGAGCTTTCTAATGAGCAAGCTGGTTTATTATTTAAAGCCATCAAGGCTTATCAGAATGGTGACGAAATGGAAATGGATAGCTTGACCAAGATTGCTTTCTCTCCATTTAAAAATCAATTTTCAAGGGATAGTGATAAGTACGCAAACTTGTGCGAAAAGAATAGGTTAATAGCAGTTAAACGACACGCTACCAAATCTACCACTGGTACATCAGGTAACCAAGCGTTACCAACCGTTACCAAATCTACCGATAATGATAGTAAGAGTAAGAGTAAGAGTAAGAGTGATAGTAAGAGTGATAGTAAAGATCTATTGTGCGAAAACGCTTTTCGATTATTTTACTCTGCAGGTCTGCCAAAGAAAAACCCAAAGGGCGCTAAACAAAGTTTTTTATCTCAAGTCAAGAAGATGAATTGTGATCCAATGGAGTTTGCCGAGTTATTGGAAAAAGATATTAAATACCGATTTCTAACAAACCAATTTGGTATTAACAAACTTCACCCGAAAACCTATTTAAATAATAACCGATGGGAAGATGATTATGACAGCCAAGAAAGTAACAATGGATTATCTCAAGAAGGCCGTAAACTCTCAGCGTCAGAGCGCATCAGAGCAGCCAACGAACTCAAATACGGAAGTCAGCAGCCAAGCAGCGGATTGGGTATGGCAGCAGATGGCGGAGATATACGAGAGCCAGTGGATCAGGGAGAATGGCGAGAATCCCTCCCGCATGTGGAAGATCGCTCTTAATAAACAAACTCAAGCCGAAGTTAAAGGCGCTGTTGCTGAAGTGCTAAATCAGGCAATTACATGGCCCCCTAACTTACCTAAGTTCATTGAGCTATGCCAAGGGGGGCAAATTGACACTGACGAAGCCTTTAACCGCATGGTATCTAAAAAGCCATGCAATGGCGTAGCTGAATTTGAAACACGCCAAGAATGCTCTTACAGGTGCCGTAGGTTGCCAGAGGATAAATCGAGAGCGCTATTTAAAAAGCATTTGATTATAAACATTCAGCGCGTCAAAAGCGGGGAGTTACCAGAGCGTGATATTAACCCTGTTCAGGTTGCTAGCCCTGAAGTTTTCCGCGAATCCGAAACAACCGAGCAGCGA